GAATATGCCTTTGAAACTGATTCACTCATTTTAGCCGTTGCCTCATCAGTATGTTTCTTCTGATAGAACGGATTCTTATCTCCACTAAAATCAGCATGATTCTTTTTAAGGTTAGCTTTATGCTCATCTGAGAATGTTCTACCTTTTAAAGTACAGCTACCACACTTTTGATTGTTGGTAACTGCCTTTTTAAAGTAGTACTTATTCTTTGTTTTCAATTCCTTACTACAATCGGGACAATTTCTACTATATATCTTTTCTTTCATATGATGTATTTTATGTTTTGTATAAATATACGTAATTGAACTTTTTGTAAGGTATTTTAGGTATTATAATATAATATCATCAGTTTCCAATACTTCACTTGCTTTTACAGTCTGAACTACTCCACTTCGTTTGATACCGATTTCTGAATTTGGCCATCTCTTAACTTTAGTTCCATCTTCTAATTCGAAGATGTAAGGTTGTCCACCTAATTCTTTGTTATATTTGATGTTACACATATCAGCCGTTTTCTTAATTACAGTCTGTCCAGTCGTTGTTACAGCGGTAGCGTTATCCACATCATAGAAGCGGAAGGCAGGAAGACCGAGGACGCCATAAAGTGAGTTAAGCAGAATCTTTTGTACTAATTGCCTCTTCTTATAGAATGCGTACTTTTCTTTTTCTCCACTTTCACCATACTTCTTCTCTAACTTTCTAAACTCTACCCTTTGTGAGAACCACAAGTCTAAGATATCAGGAATACAACCTACTACATCGGTTCTATATAAAACACCATTAGATGCAACTGAATACTTACTACGTTCTAAGAATAACTTTAAATTCTCTTGCTTAATAGTATCTCCATTGATTTTCCAAAGTTCTCTCTTATCTTTTACGAAATCCTGTGCATCCCAATCTTCAATCTTACCCATCTTAGTTTCAGGTGAAATATTGATAGTCATAATAATAGATGGATATAGAGATGTTAAATCTAAATCATATATCCAATCATACTTTCCAACAATTGGTGCTTTTACGTATGCCCCAATGAACTTCTCTTGCTTATTTTCTTTAAGAGCTTCCATTCGTTCTCTTCTATCAGCAGGTTTGTTAGGTGCTACGATACTCTTTCTTTTTAGATAACAAAGTAGTGCTCCCTCAAGGTATTTTGATGAATATACAAAATCTTCATAAGGAACGTGTCCAGCATGACAGATACCTCTAGCAGTATCAATAAATTGTAACTTTGCTTCAAAATCAACTACCAATTCAACATCCACTAAGTTATACTCAATGAATTTCTCAATATCATCTTTAAAAAGTAAATCTAAGTTTCCTTCATATTCAATCTTACCTCTACCTAATTCTTTCTGAGCGATACTATCCAATCGATATGAATCTAATTCAGAATATGTAAAGTTTTTGTAAAGAGCCATATAATCTAAGTAAGATACACCAGCCATAAAGAATCGTTTACGATAAGGTGACCAGAAACATTCCCCAATAGGTGATAATCTATTAGCGTGTTGTTTACCTAATAATCGTTTGATACGATTGTATAACATAGGTGTATCAAAGTAATCAATGTTCCATCCAGTTACAATAGTTGGATTAATCATCTCATACAACTCTAAATACTTCATCAACATATCCTCTTCGGTTCTGAATGGAAGTACTATTGCTTTATCAGTTGTTTTTTCCAACATCTCACCAGCTTTATCCATAACCAATACCCAAGCTTGCTTAGTTGCCGAATCATGTAAAGCGATTGATGTTAATTCATTGGTAGCTTCTTCAGGATCGGGTAAGCCACTTTCCATTTCACACTCAATATCATATGTAAGGATAACGTGTCCCTCTGATGGTAAATCAGAATCAGTATATGTATCAACTAAAACTCTCGTAGTTTCAGGTACATCAGATTCTAATAAATTTAAATCATCTTTACTATATTTGTAAATTTTGGTACATCGTTCACCATACAATGAAATACATTCCCCATTTTCTGCTTTTTCATAAGCATAACGAGTGTATGGGAATGTACGATAGCCCAATTTATCATCCCATAAGTGGATAAGGTTTCGTTCTCTTTGATAATATATATTTTGGTACATTAAGTGTTTTTTGATTTATTCAAATATACAAAATATATTTGATTATTCCTAATTAATTTTTTGATTTATATTACCATCTTATGGTAGGGATGCGATTCATCGCTCCTAGCTCTCTCAATTAACATCATCTCCACATCATATTCTGAATCTAATCCGTTTTTTTCTTTAGCTACCTCAGATAATTCTTTATCATATGGGAATACTCCTTTGGAGTCAAACTCCGCTAACATCTTATTTAATTTTTTCATGTCTATTTTATGAATTTAGTTTTTTATGTAATTTATCAATCATCGTAGCTTCGTTTTGTGAGAGTTCAGTTGCTCTTTGAATTGCTTTCAAATCCAATTCATTACGATATGTAGTATCATCCAATATCTTATCTAAGATTTTAAAGAAATCTACTTTCTTATTCCAAAATAAACCATTTGGGTCTATTTCTCTATAACAATCAGATTCTTGCCAAACCATTGGAGTTCCGTTCATCATACAATCAGTACCACTTACAGACCAACCATAATTCGATTGCCTCATTTGAATACCAACAATACAATCTTGCAATCTTTGGTAATATTCATGCTTTGGTGATTTGGAGTTATCAATCCAACTTTCAGGTGATTGTCCACTTAACTGAGGAACCCATACTGTGAAATCTTGTCTTTGTTTACGATATTCTCTCATTAGTTCTAAGAACTTAGGATATCCTTTATATGCAGCTGCTCTATGATTGAAAACTATTATATTTCGTTTAGCTTTCGATGGGTTATCTATAATTTTAGATTCACTAACACCTAAATTCCAAACTTTAAGAATATTATCTAATTTTTTAACAAACGTATCATTAAACAATTCTTTGGCTTCTAAAAGAACTCTATTCTTTTGGTCTTGTGTGTTTAGGTAACAAGTATCCATTTGAGAAATACCCAATAGTTCTATTGGTAACCACATCCACTTTGCTTTACCAGCTCTACGGTCTATTCCATTACAAGATTTCATTTCCCACCAATGACAATAACCAATTACTTTAGTATTAATTGAATTCTTATACCTACCAGTCTGAACCCAATCAGGTAAATGTGAATAAATTACATCATATTCAACATCCCTCATTATCTTAATTAAATCCAATGGAGGAAATGCTCTCTGATTCATCATATCACCACTAAATGGTGCTATGTGCTGTTTTACGTTTTCTAAATTTAGTTTTATAACAGGTTTAGGAAGAATAACATTCCAAAAATAATCACCAACCTTGTCTAATGCAATGATGTGGTTGTATAATACATCCACAAAACTATCCTTCTCAATGTTAGAAGCATTGGTGATATTTGGAATCACCAACACTTTTCTAGCATTTTTATAATCTACTTTTACTTCCCAGAAACTCATACTAAAACTTATTCATATATTCAAATCCAGAGAATGATAATCCGTATTTAGAACATACTGATGATAAGGTGTCGCTATCTATCGTACTTCTTCTAGTATCCCAATCAGCTGATGCTGCATATGATGAAAAGTGAATAAGTATCATAACATTAGAAAACTTATCGCTATTAGTTCTACCTCTATTATCGTTAATCATAAACTCAGTACAAATATCACCATACCGAATCATATTTGATGCGTATTTAAATACCTTAGTATCAGATAGTTTAGATTCAAGCTCATTAATTTTATCTTTAAGTTTAAATTTGTGTGCTTTTTGGGCGTATCTAATTATTGGAGTAGTATTCGTTGCGTTACCACTATTAATCTGAGCCTCTACTTCTTTGAATACAGAATCTCTCTTCTTAGAATTAAAGTTTAAGATATCTTTTAAATATTCAACATTAGAATCATGTCTAATATCCCTTTGACCATTCCTATATCCCTCCATAACATATGCAACCGCATCCGGTACATTACTTGGTGAAGTTGGAATTTTATCTGCAGGATTTAGTGCTAATCCCAATCCTCTAAAATCATTCTTTTTAAATGTATTAACAAATTCAAATGGAATAACTTGATATTGTAAAGTTAGACCGTGCTTAGAATCAATAGTAGCTTGCCCAGTCGTATTTCCATTTATCAATCTACGATTTCCATCTTTATCTTCTACAAGAACTAATGGATTCGTATTCGATGTATCACCCTTATCATCAATTAAAGTTTCAATCTCTTTTGTGAACTTAGGGTCACTCGAATTAATCCTAACCTGAATACCTCCATCAAGTAATTCTTGGATTTGGTCTTTATTTAGTTTATCAGGTTGTAACCACATACCCTCCTTAATTTCCTCACAAATAAATGCAATCGTTGAATTTAATGATTCATCAAAAGCAGTTCCACCATTGTTAAGGTTGTACCACTTAGGGTTAGTACGAGCTTCATTTGATTTTAAAATCGTTCTCTCTATGTTTGTAATATCCTTTTCAGAACCATAATGTAGAACGGAATATTCCCATTCATGTTCCATATTCTGAAAATCATCACGCATCTTTGGATTCTGAGATGAATGGTTATAACCATCATCAACATGTCCATTGTGCTTACCTCCATATCTCATGTCGGTCGTTGTGTTCAACCACTCGTAGTAGAACGCTGCATATCCATCAGCTGGTGCTGGTGTAATATGTCTTTTATTAACTTTAGCCATAATTTATATTTAATTAGCTTTATACCTAACATTAAAAGCCCGTAGGTATTTCGGACTATATTTGTACTAATATACGAAATTGAATTAACGTACACAAGCTTTTTCTTATTTATTTTACGAAATCCCACTCAGTTACTTTCCAAGCTTCCCAATCACCAACTAAACCAAATTCTACTTTGACTTCAATTAGTTTGTTTTTAACTCTCTTTGCTTTACCATTTAAGATTGGTAAACCATAATCATATCCGTTGTAACTCATAATAGAATGTTCTCCGAAATGGTAGTTAATACCATCTATTTGAACAAACCCATAACCATCAAGGTTTCGTTCCATTTGTAGTTGAATAGTTCCATTCTTTTTTAACCCAGCCTCAGTAGTATCTATTTCA